CTTTTACACCGATAGTGTGCAGTTCCCCCTACTTTAGTATAAGGGTTTTTCGCTCTTTTCGGTGTGTTTAGCGGATGGTGGACTTAATCACCTCATATACGAGGTTCTTGATGTTCATGTCTTCAAAGCGGACGCGACCATTCTTGTACGTATCCAGGAAGAGACCATACCACCGGCTCTTGGTCAGTGACTTGATGATCATGGTGTTCTCGCTGTGGTCGGCCAGTGTCATCGCAAAGTTGATGCGATCATGGGCGACATCCCAACTGGCCCACATCAGCCCGTCGTCATACGATACCCAGATACCGATCTTGTAGCCGTTGTACGTGATCGAGAACATGAAGTCGGCCTTGCCGGGCTTCTTCTCCAAGAAAGTCGAGTTATCCAGGAGGAACTGGTTGTTGATTGAGTAGTCCGCGTACTCTGTACCCTGGATGATCTGGCCGAAGCGGCTTTCGACCTTAGCCTTCTGATACTCTTCATTGACGGCGTACTGGAACAGCACATCGCCGCGCTTGTAGAAGGAGGACCCGTAGGGAACCTTGATGTCAAAGTACATGAAGTAGGGGTTAGTCATGGTGATGGCATTGGCCATGAAGAACACGATCACGTTATCCCGCATCCGGCTGATCGTCTCATACAGGTCCAAGAACTTGTGCACCTCTTTGGGTAGGTAGCGATACGTCCCCTTCTCAATGATGAACTCATCGAAGACGATGGAGGTGACCTTGGGGAACTCGGACGACTTGAGGATCAGCGAGGTGGATAAGGCGATCGCGGTCCCGGCGTGCTCATCATTGATGTATAGGTTGGTCCCATTGATCTCAAACTTGACATCCGGGAACTGCTCTTTGACGGCGTTGAAGTAAGTGCCCAACGTCTTGAGCTCTTCTTTGTAGCGTCGTACATAAACAAATTGCTCCCCGGTCTTCAGGAAGCGTTTGATCTGCCAAACTTTACTCCAGTAGGTCTTCCCTACCCCACGCGGTCCGATCACGAAGTTAAACAGGCAGTTATGCGTTAAGGTTTGATTCCCATCATACCATTTCATGTTTCTCCAAAGGTGAGGACCAGACGCGCCTGGAACTCCTCATCACGGCGACCCGTGAGCGGAAGGCTCTTCACCTTGATTTCCGCTCCGGGGAACACAGGGTAGTCGTCTGGCCTCAGTCATAGTTTATCATGTAGAATCGTAAAGTCAACGTCCTGCAAGACGATTCCGCCTTGAACGTGCTTTGGCACCAGTTTACCGGAGTAGCGGGCTCCCGGTCTGAAGTTACTGAAGGTGACCTTATCATAACACGTTTTCGGCATCCCGGCGCAGGTGACTTTCATCTTGTAGTCGTCGCCATTCGGGTCGGTGATCATCTCGATGTAGGTCTTGGCGCGGATGTAGCGAGCTTTGGCAAACTTCCCTTCCCACTTCCAAGCGCCCAGGGCGGTGTCGTCAATGGCGAGGATCTCCGGAAGGTGCAGGCCTTCCAAGTGCAAACTGTCGGTGTCTGCATAAATGAAGCGATGATATAGGGCTTGCGCGGCGCGGATCGTCTTATCGCGGGCCCAGGCGGTGATGAAGGATCCGACGGGGATATACACCGCGTCGCGTTCCTCCGGAGGCCCTAAGACGTATTTGACGACCCCTTCCTTGAAGGTGGGGATCTTGGAGTGCGTCATGGGGTTGAGGGCAAACTTGCCGTACAGGTTATTCAGCATCAGCTTGGCCAAGGTATACATGGCCGCGTTGCCTTCCTTCTTACTGGTGATCTTGATGTCAGACCACTTATTGATGTAATTGTCGAAGATGCCGATGGTCGATTTGAACTTATATCCCCCTTCCCAAATGATGTTTGTGACGTCGTAGTGCTCAAAGAAGAGTTTCAAGTCGACGCTGGTGAGCACTAAGGTGACGTCCTCGCCGTCACTGGAGGTGAGGTATTCGGTCGGGACGAAGGATAGACTGTTCTTGATCTGAATGGTGGGGATGTGATCCGGCTTGAGCTCGAAGTTGCACGTAAGCATGATGACGTACAGGTTGTACAGTTCATCCGGCTGGTACTCCCCTTCAAAGTAGATCGGCTCCCCGAAGGGCATGGGCTTATCCTTCATGACACTGGGATATAGGGAGTTGACATCCAATACGATGCCGGCTCCGATGTCACGGTTGGCGTAGCGCGGGTTGAGGTAGGTAAACCCACCCCGATACGAGGCACGCACGTCCGCGTCATAATGCGGTTGCGGGAAGAGTGAATCAAAGTTGGGGATGGAATCTTTGAACGACTGCAAGGCATTGGATCCGATCGTCATTTTGGTTAGCCCCTGGTTAAGCAGGGTCCGCAGCGCCTTCGCGACGATCAGCACGTCATTCTTGATGTAGGTCCATTCCTCCACGTCCGGCTGATAGCCAACGGGGCGCGGGCGGTGATAATCGATCTCCCCTTTCAAGATGGGGAGTTTGAAGCCTTTGGCGATCTCGGCGACCGAGAACGGAAGCAGTTTAAGGGAATCATAGATGCGCAACTTCTGGACGTGTTTGGCCTTCTTCTTGAAGACGATCTCCATGGAGAAGAAGGCGCCCTTGTCACTGATCAGCGTGGTGAAGGTCTTTGACTTCAGGTCCCGCTTATCTTTGACCCAGGTATAGCCATTGGTAAAGAGCCAGGCTAAGATGAACTCCCCGTCAAACTTTAGGTTGTGAAAGTAGTGGATAGCGTTCCCGCGCTTTTGGACCGTTTCCATGTACTGGTCCAAGGTGGTGCCATACTCTACCTGTTCACTATCAATGTCGCAAATGGCGTAAGCCCAGACGCGGCAGTCCTGCTCCGTGGTCGTCGTCTCAAAGTCGGCTACGAAGCGGTCCATGATGTCATGGGCTCAGCTCCATACCTTGTCGAGAACTTCGGCTTTGAGGTTGAGCGCGACCGGATCATAGATGAAGTCAATGGTGGCGTTTTGGTCAGTGTAGAAGCGTTCGATCACGTCGTTGGGGTCCATCTGTTTGACTTTCTCGATGATGTAGGCGTATTTGGGGGGAAGCACTTGCTTGAGGGCCTTGATGTAATTCCACTTGTACATGGCATCCATGTCCGCGGTGTACTTATCAAAGGCCTGCTTGTTGAGGGTCTTGAGGAAGGCTTCGTAATGCTGGCGGGTCATTTTGTCCCAGTTGAAGCGCTTGGGCTTGAGGGCGGCTAAGCGTTGTGAGGGCATCTGTCCGCGCTTGATGCCGGTGCCCTTGCCTTGGTTGATGACTTCCATCTCTTCATAGCGGCGCAGTTGTTCAGCGCGCCGGCGGTTGATTACGGCCAGTTTGTAGGCCACTTCCCGCTTTTCGTATTTGGTGATCGCGAAGCCGGCTTCATTGGTGATGATCGCTTCGGCTCCGCGCTTGGAGAAGCGTTCGGCGGATCGGATGACGCGGTTGTAGTCTTGCCGGGTCGTGATGCGGTTCTTCAGCTCGCGCTTGCTCAGGCGATCCGGCAGCATATCGCGAAGGTACGGTTGGGTCTTGGCCAGACGATCCAGCTTGCGGTTGTAATTACGGACGGCTCGGCTCAGTTTTTCTTCATCACTGTCCCGCCACTTAATTTGAGGTCGTTTGGATGGCATAAGGTCTCCAGTCCCGCCGGGGTTTCGCGGGTGATAAAAAAGCCGCGGCTTTCAACGTCCATGTACAGATGGACTTCGGCCAGGCGATCGGCGTCCACCCGGAACTTAAAGCGCCGGGTGAGCGATTCCGCGATCGTCTGCTGATGTCCTTTGATTCGGTCATTGAAGCGGCGCAAATGCAGTTGAGAACTGAAATAGAACGTGAGTGAACCGGAACGGTATTGATAAGGACTTAAACGCAGCTCGCGAATGATGCCGTTTCGGGTAAGGGTCATAGGGCAGGAAAGGGGAGGTTTCCCTCCCCGCTTTCACTTTACTGCTTGTCGCTGACGATTTCTAGGGTCAGCATCTTGTTTTCTCCGATGGTCTTCTGTTTGTCTTTGACGGCCAACGGTTTGGTCCAGGTGCGCGGGTCACCGTAGACATCGGCGATCTTACGCAGGGCGCTGAAGATCCCGAAGGAGGTGGCACCATACGCCTTACCATCCTTATCAAAGAGGACGATGCGCGGGAGATCCTGGAGCTCACCGGTCTTCTGGTTGGGCATCTGGATCTGTTCGATGTAGATGTCTTTAAGGAAGATGATGTTGTTGATGAAGTCGGCGACGCGGTGATCGGGGTTGATCATGGCGTTGGCCATCTGGGCTTTTTCTTCTTCGGTTAGCTCTCGTGCGTAGCCGCCAGTGCCCGCGGCTGAGACGCCGGTATCGACAAACTTGGCGCCCAAGGATTCGATCTGCTCGCGCGTCTCGGGCCGCACGTCGTAGCCTTCGACAACCGCGCCCAGGCGCTTGGCTGTGGCAATCGCCTGCAAACCGGCAACCCCGGCGCCGATCACCAGCACGCGCGCCGGGCGTATCGTGCCGGCCGCATAGGTCAGCATGGGGAAAAATTTCGGACAGTGGTTGGCCGCGATCAGCACGGTCAGGTAACCCGCCACGGCGGCCTGGCTGGACAGCGTGTCCATGCTCTGCGCGCGCGAAATGCGCGGGATCAGCTCGGTGGCAAAGGCGGTGATGCGCCGCGCATTCAATGCATTGATGCGCTCACGGCTGGCATAAGGTGAAAGTGCGCCTACTAATACGGTGCCTGGTGTCATGGCATGGATGTCGTCAAGGCTGGGCGGCTGTACCGTCAAAATGACCTGCGCAGAGGCGAAGACTTCGGCAGCGCTGGCGGCGATGGCATCAGCATCAAAAGCCGCGTCGGCAAGATAGCTGGCGGCTCCAGCCTGCGTCTCAATGCACATGGCCGCGCCCAGGGCTCTGAACTTCTTTGCGACATCCGGGACAACGGCAACGCGCGTTTCGCCTGCTGCGCGCTCTCGAAG